GTGCTAACGAGCTGCTCAAGGAATTTGACGCACCGGACCTGACCGAGATCCAGCTTGCCGATGGCAGCTTGTTGGGCGACAACCCGGAGCTGGTCAAGTTTATGCTCAAGCTATCCGACTATGTCGGTGAGCAGGTAAGCGAGGACGGCCTAGCCGGCCGCGATAGCCGACCAAGCATCAGCGATAGCGATCTGCAGGCTCGTGTCAGCGATTTGACTGCAAAGAATAGCCCGTACTGGGAAAAGCATCACCCGGACCACGATCGTGTGGTTGCCGAGGTGCTGCAACTAAGAGAGCAGCTCTATGGAGAGTGATGAGCTGCGCCTGGAATGTTTGCGTCTGGCCGTACAGTTCGGCAGCGCGCGCACGATAAACGATCCCGTCGATCTCGCGGAGAGATACTTCGAGTTCGTGAAACCCGTGGAAAAGCGAAAGGCTCCACGGCGCAAGCCTGTGAGTAAGGCGGACCAGTCGCCCTAAGCGACAGTAGGTCGGTCGCAAGACCGCTAACCAACGCACATTCAACCACAACTGTAGGAGCATGAGTATGTCTACTCAGATCACTACTGCATTCGTGAACCAGTTTTCATCGAATGTCAGTATGCTTTCGCAGCAGATGGGTAGTCTGTTGCGAGGGGCCGTGGACACGGAAAGTGTCACCGGCGAAAAAGCCTTCTTCGACCAAATCGGAGAAAGCGCCGCTGTAGCGCGCACATCGCGCCACGGCGACACACCACTAGTCGAGACACCTCACTCTCGGCGCATGGTCACGCTCACCACTTATGAGTGGGCTGACTTGATTGATGATTCTGACAAGGTCCGTAAAAATATGCGGCTTGATGGAGCAATCCATTTCGAAAATCTGGTGAACTCAGGGGAAACCTCGTAAGAGACAATCCTGATCCAAGCCCCAATTTGGGGAAGGTGCAACGACCATCCCGCAAGGGAGTAGGCTGGAAGCCCAGCCGAAGCGCCAGACACCCATCTGGGTGATGATATGGTCTGATCTGCGCGGCGACGTGCAGCAGCGAAAGCGGTCTCAGTTTAGCGAATTGAGGCGAACATAATGATGTTGATCGACCCGACGTCTTCGTATGCCCGTGCGGCTGCGGCGGCAATGGGCCGGGCGATGGACGACACAATCATCGACGCACTTGGTGGAACCGCGAAGACCGGCAAGGAAGGAACGACCTCAACGGCGTTCCCAAGCGGCCAGAAAATCGCACACGGTTCTGCCGGGCTAACCGTTGCCAAATTGGTTTCGGCTAAAAAATTGCTAGACGCACAGTCGGTGGATCCGTCCATTCCGCGATACATCGTGGTTAGCCCTGAGCAGATCGAAGACCTGCTCAACACGACCTCTGTCACTTCTTCGGATTTCAACACCGTCAAGGCGTTGGTCCAGGGTGACGTAGACACGTTTGTTGGTTTCAAGTTCATCACTTCTAATCGTCTATCCGACGATGGCACCTCGCGCCTTTGCTACGCATGGGCGCAGGACGGCTGCAAATTAGCAGTCGGCAAGGATGTGATGGCTCGGATCGATGAGCGCAGCGACAAGTCTTACTCGACGCAGGTTTTCTACTGCGCGACCTTCGGTTCGACCCGGATGGAAGAAGACAAAGTCGTTGAAATCGCCTGTAACGAGTAGGGGGACTGAGATATGGCTAACGTAAATCAAACCCTCGCCAGTAACTTTGTCGCCGACCCGCCGGTACATTCACCGTCGCGTCAGCTTCACGGCACCATGCGCGTAGCATGTGGCACGATCGCTCTCGCAGCCGGAGATCTCTCCGCAGGCGACACGATCATGCTGGCACCAATTCCGACCAATGCAGCGGTTGTCTCGATCAAGATTTACAACGACGATCTTGACTCAGGCAGTACCGTTACAATGCATGTCGGGCTTTACACGAGTGACGGTAACGTCACCGCAAAAGACGTAGACGCATATGCGTCTGCCACGACCGATCTTCGCGCCGCAGTTCTTACCGGCACCGAAGTTGCGTTCGAGGCACGGAACGTCAACACGATGGGACAGCGCGTCTGGGAAGATGCTGGCGACAGCACTGACCCCGGCGGACACTATTTCATCGGTTTGGAGACTGACGCTGCTGGCGACACCGCTGGCGATTTGTCGTTTCTAATTACTTACGTCGTTGACTAACGAGAATTGGGAGGGCCACAGCCCTCCCTTTTTTCTTGAGGAACACCAATGGCATCCGACGTAGACATTTGTAACAGCGCGCTGAACATGATCGGCGCGTCTAACATCATTTCGCTCACCGAAGACAGCCGCGCCGCGCGCGTGTGCAACCAGCGGTTTGAGTTTGTGCGCGATGCAACATTCCGCGCGCACCCGTGGAACTGCCTGATTCGGCGCACCAGCCTCGCTGCCGACAGTGAGACCCCGGCATTTGAGTTCGAGTATCAGCACACGCTGCCGACCGATCCCTATTGCCTGCGCGTGCTGCGTCCGCAGGACATTGACACGATCTACAGGATTGAAGGTCGCAAGGTCATGTCGAACGCAACGCCGTTCAAGATGATCTACGTCGCGCGCGTCACCGACGCAAACGAGTACGACCAGCTCCTGATCGAAACGATAGCATCGCGCCTTGCCGCTGAAATCAGCTACGCGCTCGTCAACAGCGCAGCACTCTCGCAGAGCCTGATGGCAATGTATGAGGGCAAGTTATCCGAAGCGCGCTTTGTCGATGCGACGGAAGGCACACCCGACAACGTCATTAACGTCGATCGCGCGACCTATGTCGAAAGCGATATGTTTATCGCGTCGAGGTTCTAGGTGCCGAAAGTATCAAAAGCGTTCGCGAACTTTACCGCTGGCGAGATTACGCCACGCTTGTTCGGGCGCACCGACATTGCGAAGTATGAGAACGGTGCCGAAACTGTTGAGAATTTTATTGTTCAACCGCACGGTGGTGTAAATCGCCGCCCTGGCACCCGCTTCATCAGTGAAGTGAAAAGCAGTGCCAACGCAGTTCGCCTGGTGCCGTTTGAGTTCAACGTCGAGCAAGCCTATGTGCTTGAGTTCGGCCCAACCTACTTCCGCATTTACAAGGACGGCGGTCAGGTGGAATCTGGCGGCTCAGCGGTCGAGGTCACGACGGTTTATACCGCGTCTGACCTGGCAGGACTAAAGTTTGCCCAAGCGGCAGACGTCATGTACGTCGTCAGCCCCAACCACCCAATCTACAAGATCACGCGCACCAGTCACACCGCTTGGACAATCACCGAGGTAACGACTGCGCGCGGACCTTTCCTTGACCAGAACATAACAACCACCACGCTGACGCCGGACAGTCGCGACGGCACCGTCCGACTGACAGCAAGCGCGGATCTATGGACCGCCAACGATGTCGGCCGCCTCGTCAAGATCGAGGACGGATTCGTCAAGATCACGTCGCGCGTTTCCGCAACAGTTGCAGACGGCACGGCGCAGGAGCTGGAAGACGGGCGGTCAGAGATTCTGCCAAACTACGCAGCGGCTACAATTTCATTTCACGAGGGAGACCCAGACGCGACCGGGTTGGAACATAACGATCGCATCGAAGACACCGCTGCAGCTTTTATCGACCAAGGCTTCAAGAGCGGTCACACAATCATCATTAGCGGCTCAACCTCAAACAACACGACCGCCGGGCATTTGATCGTCGATGTGACAGACAGCGTCATCACACTGGCACCGGGCGCTGACTTGGCGACAGAGGCAGCAGATAGCGGCCACACGCTGCAGGGCAAACTGGTTGCGACAACCAAGTGGTCGCTCGGTGCTTTCAGTCTGGCAACTGGATTTCCGCGCGCCGTAGCATTCTACGAGCAGCGCCTTGTGTTCGCTGGCACAGACAGTCAGCCGCAGACGTTATTCTTTTCGCAGTCCGGCGACTTTGAGAACTTTGAGAGCGGAACCGAAGCCGACGACGCGATGGTCTATACGATCGGCAGTAATCAGGTAAACGTCATCAGGTTCCTCGCATCGACGCGCAACCTGATACTTGGTACATCCGGCGGCGAGTTCGTCGTGCGTGCTAGTGGCGCGGACGAGGCGATCACCCCAACCAACATACAGATCAAGCAACAGACGAGCCACGGATCAGCGGACATCATGCCGGTGCAGGCGGGTAACGCAATTCTGTTCGTGCAACGGGCCAAGCGTAAAATGCTTGAGCTACAATTTAATTTCGATGTCGATGGCTACGTTGCGCCTGACGTTACTCTGATCAGCGAACACATTACCGAGAACGGTTTGGACGAGCTGGCCTACCAGCAAGAACCCGACAGCATTTTGTGGACCGTGCGCGGCGACGGGCAACTTGCCTGCATGACCTACAAGCGCGAGGAACAAGTCATTGGCTGGTCGCGTCAGATTATCGGCGGCAGCTTTTCCACCGGCAACGCAGTGGTCGAGAGCATTGCCTCGATCCCTGGCGATTTGGACGAGGATCAGCTCTATTTTGTGGTCAAGCGCACCGTCAACAGCGCAACCAAAAGATACATTGAGTATATCAAGGACTTTGACTTCGGCACTGATGTTGCCGACGCAATCTTCGTTGACAGCTCGCTGACGTTCACAGGCGTGACCAGCACGCTGGCTGGCGCCGAGGCGGCAGATCAAACAACTATCACGCTCGCAGACGCGTCGTCGTTTCCGAGTTCTGGTGCGATCAAGATTGGCACCGAGGTCATAACCTACACGGGAAAAAGCACGAACGATCTGACGGGCTGCGTTCGCGGCGTCGTTGGTCCCGCAGCGGCGCACAGCTCAGGCGCAACAGTTACGCAGGCAGCGTTGTCTCTGTCAGGTCTGAGCCACCTCGAAGGCCAGACCGTCAGCATTTTAGGCGACGGTTCGGTTCACCCCGACAAAACGGTATCAAGTGGCGCGGTTACGCTGGAGCGATACGTCACAAAGGCACATGCTGGGCTGTCATACAACTCGACACTGCGGACGCTGCGCGTTGACGCTGGCAGTGCGATGGGTACGAGCCAGGGCAAAATCAAACGCATTAACGAATTGACGGTGCGCTTACTTAAAAGCGTGGGCTTGAAGGTCGGGCGCGATGCAAACAATTTGGACATCGTGCCGTTTCGATCAAGCGCTGCTGCAATGGATGCACCGATCGCACTCTACACCGGCGACAAAGAAATTGAGCTGAACGGAAATTACGACAGCGACGGGCAGCTCAC